ATGTCGGGAACGCCCAAAGCGACGGAATCTTTTGCAATCCAAGTCTCTGTGACGGCAATGGTCGAGTCGTAAAGCTGGTGGGCTACTTCGTTACCCGTCGCGCCCAATGCTTGCGCCCGTTGCAAAGATGTGGCCGGGCTGGAGGATTGCTTGACCCAGCTTGCACCCACGCCCGTACTTAATACACCGGTAATTCCAAAAACTGCGCTCATGTTCTAACCCTCCGTTAAATTGAAAGTTGCAGTTCCACCGTGAAACTGGCCTCCTCAAACCCCTCAACCTCTCCGGCACCTACCGAGGCCCCGGTTACCCGCCACGCGGACGCCCCAATCGGGGACGAAAAGTTTAAATATTGGGCGGTGTCAAACACCCGGCGCACGGCCGCGTACACGTTCCGCCCACTATAAGCGCCGGCGTAAACGTCCTCGTTCTGGAGGGTGACCACTTTGATTTCCACGTTCACCTTGCGGAGCGGAGAGAAAAAGCCCTCATCGGTGTTGGGCGAGGCCTCGATGAAAACAAACGGGGGCTCCTTGCCCTTGATGTTGTCTGCCTCGTTCTCATCCCGCAGCCAGAACGCGGAAACCTTGACAGAATCCAGCGCCCAGGACGCAAGGCTGGCCCGTATGGCCGCCCGGATGACGCCCTCGACTACTTCCTCGATAATTGGATCGCCTAGTGGTGTGTTGTCCGCCATACATATACAAAAAAATCAACCTAGCCCGGCGGACGCTTTGGCCTTTTGGAGCGCCGCTTCCATGCGTCCACGGAGCCATGAGTCCACTTTGCTGATTGCGGTCCGCACATCGGTGTTGGGGCGGATGTAAGGCAAGGAGTTCGTGAGGGTCACGCTATACTCCTGGTCATTGTTGACCTTGGCCACATTCACCACCGCGCCCTTGGCTGTTGCCTTTGACGCGGGCACCCCAGGGCTGGTCGAAAGTTTGCCGAGTATCCAGGTCCAGGTGTTTGCGGCCAAACCGGACTTGTTCATTTTTCGCAACCGGGAAGCAACGGCTGCCGCCTTTCCCGACGCAAATACTGGCATCTGGATACGTTTGCCCCGTTTGATCCGTTCCACCGCCCACCGAGCGCCTAGAATCCCGCTGTTTGGGTCAAGCAAAACGTGGTTTTTTTCAGGGGCATTCGCCTCGTACCATTGGGAAATTTTGGCTTTTTGCGCGGCTCGGCCTTTCTTTTTTAGCCTAGTGTTGAACTTGGGGTTAGGCACCACCGTTCGCGATTTAATGGCCGGCTTTTGTTTCGTGGCTTTCCGCAGGGACTTGACCATTTGAACGGAAACCGCCTCGACTGCCTTGGGGGTGTTGCCCTTGAGAAACGCAACATACTGGCCCAACCGCGCACCAAGGCGGGCAACGTCATCGGCCGGCACGTCCACGTTCACGGAAATCATTTACCACCTCCACAGAAAAACGAAAGCCCCGCCCGCCGGGAAAGAGTAAACCGGGGGCGAGGCAGGGAACCAATCAAACCGTTACTTGCTGTAAAGCAGCACCGCGCTAATGCGGCAAGTGTCGTTTGTGGACACCGTAAACAGCTTCACATACCGGCTCAAGCTCGACGCATCCACCTTGACCGATGTAATCGCCCCTGTGCCGGCGTGGGCCAGCGTGGAGGCAGTTGCACCGCTCACCGCGGTATAAGCTCCGGCGGCCGTTGCACACGTTTTCAGCGTGGCGCTGGCCCCGAAATCCGCCGCGTTGGTGTCGGCTGCGCTGATCGTGATGATCAGATTGCATCCGCCCTTGGCGTCGTACACATCCACAGCCGCGTTGGTCTCAACCCCTGTGGCCACAACGGGCGCCACAATCGTTTTAACCGTCACGGGGGTGTAAACATCAAGCCCCGCCTGGGCCAACCCAGCAACAAGCACGGCCGCAAAAATCAGGATAAACTTTTTCATAGTCCTCCAAAAAGGGGGCGGGTAGTTAGCCCGTGCCCCCGTTGTTGTCGTTACCTACCCGATCAGGTGCAGATGTCAGCGTGGGCGAAGGCAGCCGCCTGGCGCACGATGATGTCCACATCCATAAACCCGACCACCTTGAGCAGCCCCGTGGTGCTGGCGCTGTACGGGTCCACCGTCAGATCCAACCCGTTGCCCCACATCAGGAGCATCATCTGGGACCAGTCACCCACGAACCCGTAATTGGCCGTGACGTTGCTGGAAACCACCGCATCCCGCCCGAGGATCTTGCCGGTGTTATAGTCCGCGATGAACGACGGGCCGTTGCTGGAGGTCGCCGTGGTGGCCAACTTCCAGAACACTTCCGAGGTAACCGCAAACTTGACCGCATCCAGACCCACGTCCTTACCTTCCAGGGTGGAAAGCATCGACGCAATGTCCGCATAGGTCGCGCTGCCGGCCGTCATCGCCACATCGGTGGAGATCGGACCCGTCAGCAAGCCCACAGGCTCATTCGTGCCGGCGCCATTGAAGGCCGCCTGGTCGATCTTGGTGGCAAGGGCCATCGCGATCTCATTCCGCACGAACGATTCCACGTCAATGCTGCTCTGCTTGAGCAACTTGCGGGAGATGTGGACCAATCCACCAACAGCGCGGGGGGTGCCCGTCACCTGTGACAGAACCGGGAGGCTCTCGGTGGGTGCCGTGGTCTCATCGACCCAGTAACCCGTGGCCGTGGTGCCCTTGGGGATGGCGATATCGCCAACCAAACCACCCATGACCGGCACACCCAAAGCCTGGAGGGCCATCTTGGACCGCAGGGCTTCGATGAAAGAACCGCTCATCAGGTTCGTGGCCACGACATTGGAGCCGGTGCCGGGGCTGGCGATCTGGAGATCACGGACGTTCTGCACGTCGAACGGGACAAAGAAACCACGGGCGGAGCGCCCGACTTTCTTGGAGACCGCGTCCGAGCACTCACGCTCAAAACCAATGTCAATCCGCTCGCCACTCAAGGCGCGGACGACGTTCATAAAGCTATACCGCTGGGCCTCTGCCTTGGTCAAACCAATGGCCGCCGTTTCCTGCACTTTGCCGTTTTCCATACTGATATCCTCCATTGCTTGTTTCCTGAATTGATCCAGGTTCCAACCCTCGACCAAGGCACGTTCAACGAGCCCCGAGAGTTTGTGCTGTTTCCCGAGGCGGGCGATTTCCGCACGCTCGGCCCTGACATCTTCCTGCTTAACCTCAATGACACTCGCCACCTCGGGGACAGGAACTACAATCTTCTCTCCGTCCATTTCTTGCTCCTCTCCCACCACCTTGGCGGGCGCTTCGGTTTCCACCGCGGGCACCGGCTCAACAGCGGGCACCTCTGGCACTACTTCCGTAAATTCAACATCGACCGGGGCGGGAATGGACCGACCCACGCCCACGGAATCGTCAGCGGGGATGGCCACCATCGAGACTTCCAACGGTTTCCACGCCCAGGTGTAAACAGGTTCTCCGGCCGGTGTTTCCGTCTTGCTGATAAGGCGGGTCAGTTCGTACCCAACAGAAACGTGGTGCAGGATGTCGTCCTCGATATCCATGCGGGCGTCCATTGCGTCGTCTGTCCTGCCCAGCTTGACGAGGGCGCGGCAAATTTTGTCCGGATCTGCGGAGGCATCAACCACCGTGCCGATATGCTCATCGGGATCGTGATTCCGCAGGAGGGGGGCGCCGTTTTTCAGTCGGGCAAGGTCCACGTTTGCGGGGTCGCACGACAAAATTTCGTGACCGTACTCACGCAAAACGGGTTGCTCGGAGGCAAAAGCCAACTGGAGCAAGCCATTATCCTTGTCGAAAGCCGAACGGTTCGACACGATACCGGCACGCTTTTGGGCCACGCCTTTAAATTTTGCCTCTAGTTGGTCCATTACTGTCCTCCAATGAAAGCGGGCTTATCAACCGGAGCACCGAACGGAACGAGACCGGCCCCCACCCGCAGTTGGTTATCCGCGGCAAGTTGCTTGGTGACCTGGGCGAAGTTCTGGCCTCGCTCGGCCGCGATCTGTGAGGGGGATGTAATCCCAAGGGCCACCTGTTCCTTGAGCGCCGCGATGTCATTGGACGGGTCCACCCAATCCCAGCGCCGGCCGGTCCAAACGTCTGCCTCTAAAAAGTCTTTTTCCTGCTTGGCCGTAAGTCGGACGGTACCGCTCAACTGGGCCATGGGGAGCCACGCCCGGTAAAGCGGACGCAGAAACGCATTGGAGAACCATTGCTGTTTCACCTTCCACATTTCGCGTTCTTCAATCGTGCCGGCGCGGATGCTGCTATAATTTACGGATTCCAAATCGTTGGCCAAATTGGCGTAAGCCACGCCGAAACCATTGGCAATGTCCCGCTCGATGTCTTTGCAGAACGGGGCAAAGTTTCCGGCGGGGTGCGTGGGGTCGTAGGATTGGAACTCCCAACCGTTGGGCATCTGTTCAAACGTGCCCGGGGAAGCATCGGAAGTCGGGGCACCGTTGGAGGTGGAACCGTCCGCGCCAAAGTTTTCACCCGGCGGAATCTTGTAAAAGCCCATTTTGCATGAGGCAATTCGGGCAGCCACTAATTCAGCTTCCCGGTAACCGTCCAACATTCTAATGGCCATCATTGAGGCCGCCATCCACGAGGCCGCCCGAGTCTGCCCGGGGCGCTCACCGACAAAAACATGGACCATTTTTTCGGCCGTTACCCAGGTGGTGTCTAACCCGGCGCCCGAACCGTAGCCACTATCCCCCGGATGCTGGTTATAAACAGAATAGGCCACCGGCTTGCCGAACCCGTCAAGGGCCACGCCCATTACGGTGGTGTTTCCGCGGTAAGCTACCTCACATTGGTCATTGATAAAGTCAGCTTCAAGCAGTTGGACCCCCAGCCCATCAGGGAAACGGGCATCCTTATACAGTCGTCCAAGGGCCTCACCGTCGCGGGCGGCAAGCCGAACGGCCGCACGTTGGAGATCCCCCGCCGAATACCGGCCGGTGACATCGGCCTTGGCCAGCCACCGCATAAATGCAGTCTCGACCTCACGGGCCTTTTCGTCCTCGCTGTTCACTTTTAGCGCAAAGGACTGCCCCACGATGTTTGCCTCACACATGAGTAAATATTTGCGTGCCAACGGGTTATTGCGTTCCAGATCGCGGGCGCGGGATCGGATTGCCGGAAGCGCTCCATATTTCAGTTCCGCGTTGGCGGACGTGTGGGACATCACCCAATCAGAAGTTAAACGATCCACTTTTGCGGCGGTATAGGCGCGGACCCGGGGGGCTTGTTTACGCTTGCCAAAAATATTGGAGTACCACGCCATAATTAAACTCCTGCCTCGGTGAACCGGGTAAAGATTTTCCGCGTGGGGTATCCGCCCCGTTTAAGTTTCTCGGCGTCCTCCTCGCGCTTAACGTCCCATTGCAGGGATTTCATAATCCGCTCCAGCGCTTCCATCTGATCGGGCGACAAAGTTTTGATGTATGCCACGTTCTCGGCCATGGCCTGGTACACGGCCAACCGTTTGCGGGCGGAAGATTGGGCGATTGCCGCGGTGGCCGACGTGGCCAGATCCGCCACAACCACAAGGGAGCCGGTATCTAGAACAAAGCGATCCGTGGCTTTTGATGCGAACGCTTGCCACACGTAGGGGCCGGCAACCAAGGCAGCGGATTGGGCGGCGGAGATCGCCACGGCCCAGCCTGTGCCCGGGGTGCCCGTCAGCGTAAGCGTGGATGAAAGCCCGCGAATCTCATAGGTGAGCGTATATGTGGCGTCGTAATCGCCAAACGCCCGGGACCACGAATAAACCGTGCCCTGTACAATTTCAGTAGGTTCTTGAGTGTCCGCCATACACAAAGCGGAACCGTCAACCTTTCAAATCACCAGCGGGTGGCGAACCCCCCAGGGGCTTTACGGGTCGGGCGGGAGTGCGGACGGGCCAACGGATTCGGACGGACCGGCGGGGGATCGCCAGGGGGCACCGGCTTCAACCGCTCAACCTCGGGACCCTCCCCTATTTTTGCCGTTCGGTCAGTTCTCCCAACAGGTGTGACATCTCCAAACCGAATCCCGCACCGAGCGGCGCCGGCCACCGAGTACACGGAAGCGTCCAACCAATCGTTGGCCCGGTTCGGCTCCAAGTGCCACACGTAGACCACGGCCAGTTTGTCCCCGTGCAAAATGTCCACGATGCGCTCCGATGCGATCTGGTTGGCAAACGATTCGTGGACCTCGGGCAGCTTGCCCCAAAGCGCCAAAGATCCACCCGGACACCCCGCCGGAAGCAGGAACCCCCGCTGCACCCGCTCACGGTAAACGTCCACGTTAAAGAAAAGGGTGTTGTGTCGGGTGGTCCCATACGGTGCGACGTGCCATGAGTCGCCCTTGCTCACCGCTTGCCGGGGGGTGTAGTTTTTCCCGCCCACGCCTCGGATCGGGTAAACTTGCACGGCCCCGTACTTTCCCCGGGCCGCCTTGACCGCGGAAAAGATTGTCTCGGGCTTGTACCCGCAGTCCACGCCAGCGCAAGACGGATAGACCCGCTCGTTTGAGCCCTCCCGTAAAAACTGTCTGTTATACAAAAGGTCATCCAGCACCGACTGTATGCCAGCAAAAATCGCTTGCTCCTCGGTGTAAGGGCTTTTGTCGGTCCACAGGGGTGAGTCGCCCGCAGGGAACCGGCCATAATCCACAACCGCCCCCACCGTTTCACCCGTCCAACTGGTAACCGCCCAGTTGATACCCCGGGCAATGTTCACATCAAGGCCCACCGACAACACCGTGCAGTCACTCGGGACTTGGCCACGGTTCAATTTGTTGAGGTTGCCCATTACTTGCTCGGGGCCCAGGCGCCACAAACCGCCCCGATCGTCCCGCGGTTCGTTTTGGTATTCCGCCAAAAACATATCCTCCCCGTGATCGGCAATGATGTTGTAGGCACATTGGATGGCGGACACCTCCCCCTCCCGGAACCGGGCGGACCACCCTACCCGTGAGCCAGCATCCATAATTTCGCGGTTGTCCAAATAGAACCCATGGGCCAACACCCCACCGTCCCCCTGGCGCATCCCGTCCCGCCGCATTTCCATGTACTGGTTCCACAGGTCCCGCCGAGCCGGCCACTCATAAACCATCTTGAACCGCACCCCCCGCCATTCGGGGTGCCGCTTTTGGTCCAACAGTTTGTCGGCCAAGTCCTGCCGGCGAATCACGGTGCAGTTACAAATGGCCGCGATTTTCTTGCGGGGCCCCGCCATGCCCATAATCGCCCCGTTGATCAAAGTTTCGCGGGTGGCCACTTGATCAAAGGACCTGGCCGATTCGTCCGTTTGTGGGTCATCAATAATGGCCAACGTCGGCCGCAGGGTTGTCCCGTTCTTGGGGGTGTGCCGCATCCCACGGAGCGAACCGGTCAAACCCCGGGCCTCGATCACGTTCCCGGAAAGTCCGCCGGGAGCCACGTCGCATTGCGGGTAAACGATTTTGTTTTTACCCCCAACAAAACGGGCCGGCTCCCCGTTGATTGTCTGATAGCGGGCCGCGTTGGCGTTGCCATCCATCCCGCGGACGCACGCCGAGATTTCGGGCCAGTCCTCCGCTATCCGGTCATTGTCCCCCAGTTCGTTGTGGATCTCGGAAAGTATCTGTTTGGCTTGCTGGAGGTCCGCGCCGATGATGACCACATAAGGGCGCCACCCGCATAACCACGCCCAAAGGCACGCCGCGATTGCCCGCTCGGTCTTGCCGTCGCCCCGGGGGCAAGCCTGGGCGAACTGCCCACCCGTTTTGATAGCCGTTTCCATCCGCGCTATCGCGGCCAGTTGGTCCTCGCTCATATCCAGGGTGAACCGCTCGGGAAGGTATGACCGGATAAACGCCAGAAGTGACTCACGGGACGCCAACCGTCGGGGGCTTTCCCTGTAGGGGGCCACCGCAATATCCCGATCTGCAGCACGCTTCACCCGCATCCCGTCCCGGGCTTGCTTGCGGAGGTCGGATTTTGTGCGGGGGGTGGCTTTCGTTAATTTTTTCACAGTTGCCATAGGTGGGTCTCGGTTTTGGGGGTTTTGGATAGCGTTAACAATTTAACGATATAAATGAGCAAGACGGCCGGCGCGGTATCTT